GAAGCTTTAATCTTGTGTTCGGTGTAACGGCCCATAGAAGTAATGCCGTGGCGAACTGTTTGGGACATATAAGGGGTTGATGCTTTTACTGTTGGGCGTGAAGCTTCAACCGCATCGGCGGCCGCGGCTTCTGGTAATACGGCTTCGGGGACTTGAGTTTCTTCAGTCATCGCGGCCTCACTTTCGTTTTCTGGTTGGGTTTGGGTTTCATCTTCTAACGCTTTTTCGATATCTTGAATTACTTTAAGTTTCTCGACTGCGTTAAAAATCTCGGTTATTGCTTCTTCTTTTTTATCTTCTACCATTTCTTCGCCTTCACTCGCCGCTACCGAAGTTACGATTGCGTCGGCGAAAGCCGGGCTTTCGACCAGGCTGACCTCTTTTAAAACGGCCTGTTGCACGTAAAGGGTTCCATTTTTACCTGGCTTCGATGCAATTACATCTACGCCTACGGATAAGCCACCAATTAAATCTTCGCTGGCCATTATTAAATAATCAGTGCCCTTTTGTGATGCAGAAATTTTAAAGGTTCCAAAAATTGCATCGTCAGTGGTCTGGAAGGATTGAGCGCGCCCTATCGGATCATCTGGGCGGTGTTGCGCTAGTAGCTTTATTTTTGTTCCGTCATGGATCGCAATAGAACCGCGCTCAAATACAACAGGCCCTACCGACGTGTTACCGACTTTACCAAATGGCACTACTACGCCAGAAATAATACGACGGCCAGCATCGGCCGCTTCAATAGGACTACTGAACGTTAGCTGCATTTGTATCCTCATTTCCCATTGGTGTTAAATCTTCCATTTCCATCGCTTGATCTAAAGTAATCAAACCAAGTGTTAAAAGTTTTTCTATTACTGCAAGGCGAGCCGCCGGGTCAGCACGTAGATAAGTTTCATCAACCATGAAGCGGACCTTGGTGCCGCGTGCGGATAAATCATCCATACTTAGGCGATCCTCAATAGCGCAAATATAGGGCGCTAGGGTGTAGGCCATAAATTCTTTACGACGTTCTAAAACGTTTTGATAGGTCATAGATTTTTGCACTTCTGCATCAACCATGTCGGCACTTACGTTGCATGCACGAGAAAGTTCTAAAGCAAAATATGCTTTTGCTTCGTTGTAAAGCATTTCTTTTGGTGAAAATGAAACTGGGGTATAGCTCAAAGTGCTAGTCAAATATGCGGTCGCACGATTTTGTCTAGCCGTTTTCCAAGCTGCCAAAATTCCTTGCACTTGCGCATCTGGTAAATCAGCGCCCGAATTCTGGATATAGCCGGTGGCCATTGGAGTTTGCGCCGCTACTGCCGCCGCTTTCTCAACATCTAAAGCGCTTTTAATTGTGTTAGCAGACTTAATCAATAAGCCTTGGTCTAAAGATTGAAATGTAACTAGCGAACCTACGCCAGACATTGGCAGACGATTACCGCCATCTATTGTGTAGTAATCTACTTCGGTATTTAAACTATTGTATTTAACTGTTACACGATCGTTTTGTATCCATTCAAACCGCGCTGGGCGATTATCATCTTGGTATATTTCTGTTACGCGAAGATAGGCCACTCCATACATCATTAAACTATCAACCAGCCACGCTATTGTTACGCTTCTTGGCTGGCGTATATCAGGTTGATCTACCCAAACTAAGTTGGGTAATTCTTCTCCGGTTTTTGTTGAATACATCTGCAACGGAATTCCGGCAATAGTATTGCAAATTAAGGACCTGCATCTGGCTATTGTTGGAACGGCCATAGCATCTTGGCGAACTAAAGCATTTGCGTAATTGTTATAACCGCCATAATTATTTGCGCCGAAAAATGTAGAAAATGGAGAATCCATTACTGCCGGGGCGTATTGGGCTTTAACTTCCGATTTAGGGGTAGGCGAAGCTTTAGATCGCACACCGAAGAAGTCAAGAATCGCCATGCACGTATTTTTTCAATATGTCAAGCATATTTAACTAAAAGCCGTGGTATTGCGCTTTTAGCGTGTCGGATTAAAGGCTTACAATACTTGGGGTGCTTTGTGGCTTGATTAATTGGTGAACCACCATAGCGGTTCCAATAGCGGCATCGATAGGTCCGGCAGATTTTCTTTTTATGATACGCCAGGCTGAATCGCTTTGTTTGGCGGCGCAGTTATTCATATGGCTTACCCATAACTCTTGGTTCGCATGCACAACGCGATTATTGACCAGGCCATCCAATAAATCCCCGCACGCAGTATAAAAAGCGTTTCCGGATACATCCTGGCAAACTACTCCGGCGTTACTAAGGCGATCAGCGATAGAAGCCGTAGCGTATTTATCGTAGCAAACCATCTGCGGCCGATAGGCATCGCATTTTTCTTTAATGTCGGCGGCTATTTTTAAGTTATCCACATCTTGGCCCTGGCTTTCCCAAGTTTTAAGAATTCCGACGGCAACACGGCCATCTTCTAATAATTGGCCGCAAACTAGGCTGGCACTGCGCCTGGATAGCCCTACGTCAAACGCAAATATAGTTAGTCGACCATCTGCCGCAAATTTAATTGAAGAATCGCCAGTAGCTTCCAAAATGCCGTGTGGCCAAGGGCTACTTAAACTGTCCAGCCACATTGTAAGCATTTCGGTTTTAGTCGTTTCAATACTAGAGCTTGCAACGCTTTCGGCCAGGGTGCTTTCTTCCACCGTATAGCCAAGGGCCGGGTTTGCCTTGGCCCATTGTTTGCGATCATCAATTTTTGCAAAAGGTTCTGCCGAATATTCATAAAAACCAAGCGACGGTGGTGGATAATCTAAACAACGGGCGCGCATGGAATTTAAAGTGTGGCTAAATCCATCGCCAGCGTTGCTGACCATTAAAGTTTGCGCCCCGGCATGGGCACGCGTTAAGGGAGTAGCCGCGGCAAAAGCCGACTCATCGATTTCGCGTAATTCGTCGATAAAAAGTAAGCCGCTACAATTTCGGCCTCTAGCGCCATCACGGGTAGCGGCGACGATTTTGTAAGAGCCGCCGTTCTTAAAAATTATGCTTTCCTGGCCATTGGCCAGCCTAGGTTTTCCTTTTAGCATTTTTGCAAGAAAATCGTTACTTTCAATTATGAAAACTACGTTTCTAAAAGTTTCCAGGGCCATTGATCTATTAGATGATAGGCCGATACACGATTTTCCTTTAGTCATATACCAAATAATCAGCATTGAAGCTAAAAATGTCTTTCCCTGTTGCCTGGCTACAAGTAGCAGGATATTGCGCCGGATGGGTAGCGAATCTTCGCCGATTGTAAGCATGTCCTTTAATACGAAAGATTGCCAGGGCAAAAGTGGTGTGCCTACTTTAATGGCCAGTTCTTCTACTTCCTTGGATAAAGATTTGCCTTCGAGATACGGCGAATGAAGCCTAGGCTCGGTAGCCCCCAGAAGCTTTGGCTTTTCGGCGGTTTCTTCGCCTACCAAAATTGTTGTCATTTTTCGCCTTTTTCTTCAAATAGGTCAAAATCTACGCTCATTTGGGGAGGTATAGGCACGAAAAGAAAAGGGGGGTGGCCTTTTACGCTCAAAAAACCACTCTTTTTGCCCTTACGCAGGTTACATAACTTACATAATACTTGTAGGTTCTCTTCGTTGTTTTGACCACCATCAACCCTGCTTATTATGTGATCTACTTGTAAGTTCTCGGTGCTTTGACATATCTGGCATGTGTATCCATCTCTGACCAATATGCGTTCGCGAAGTTTGCGCCAACGTCGTGTGCTTATCTCTGCCTTTGACATTAATACCATCCACGGTTGTAATGATGCTCTAAAGCTTTACATCCATCGCCCTTATATCTATGCTTTATATATTTAAGCCCTGCATCTATTTGCCTATATCCATTATTAGTTTTGGTATCTAATACCTGGGCTATTCCATAAGCGGTGGATTTACGATTATCGGCCCGGTTATTCCACCGACTTTCTAAATACCATAAGCGGCTTATACATACATATTGCCTATCGCTTACTACCTTCATATGCAGGTAAAGCTTCCATCTATCCTGGTCATATGTAGATACTGCATAGGCATAAGGGTGGCCTAGGCTGGTTATTATGAAGATACTAAGAACCAGTATTTTATTTAGTATCTTCGGGGTTTTAATTGATGATCTTAATTTAAGGGGTGGTTCGCCCGGGGTCCAGTAGCGGTTCATGCTACTGCCCTTGTCAATAGGCAACACACACCAACCACGCTGAAACCAATTATAACGATTTGATAACAATTTCATTTGCCACCCCATCCTTGCCCTTTTAGCACTATTCCGAAAGTTGAGTAGACCCGACTCATAGTTCCAGTGCAAGTGCAGGTCAGGGATTCTGGCGTTTTGT